AAATCCCCAAAATGCACCCGACATTCCGTTTGAAATTCGAGTTGGTTATCTGGATCAATTTCGCCTAATGCTGCAATGGCAAAATCAAGTTTAGCGCGAGCGTCAACGCCCAAAGGCAAATCATCTGGTTTAGTATCGAAGGAAAGAACTTGATGTATTGCATCGTGTAACTTTGTCCCATCGTCTGCATATTTCGATGACGGTTTAGGAGGTGCGTTCTGGCATAGCTTTACGCTGCCAGGACATTCGCGGACGCGCTTCGCGGTCGAACCGCCTACTATAGTCGAGTGAACCATTAAATCAATCCTCGAAATGATACGATATTGTCGGCGCTTTTTTATTGCGCCAATCCCAGATAAACCACGCATGATTAAAAGATGGTGATGATTTGCTATCTTCAAACCATTGAATACGCTTAGTTAATATGAGTTTCTCACAAAATGCAGGGCAGTCCGCAAACAGACGTTTACGCGATTTAGCATGGTCAAAATCAGTCCGTAAAAGCATTGCAACAAAACCTTTGTTGTCCCGCATAACTTCCAGTGCGTGCGTTATAAATTCCGTCGCCAATGTATAGGGCGGATTAGTAATAATAGCGTCTACACAAGCAAAATCTTGATAGGCGCACGCTAAAAAATCTGTTCCTGTTTGTATGTCAGATCTATAATCAGCGTTTAACACACGCGCCATTTTACCCGACCCGCACGCTGGCTCCCATATCAATGCGTCTTTAGGTATGTATGGCAATAATGCTCTTGTAACCCACTCCGGCGTTTCGTATTGATCGAACGCAACGCGGGCGTATCCACTGTCTCTTTGGCTCATTGCACTGTCCCTTCGATGCAAAGAGACTAGACTGTAAAACAATTTTATGCAACAAGTTTTTCATGGTTGATTTGGAAAAAGATGTGGAACGCTACTTTGTCAAGACAGTTCAATCACTTGGCGGCGTTGCGTTTAAATTTAACAGTCTCTCAAACCGTGGCGTTTCTGACAGAATTGTCTGTTTACCCAACGGCGAGACATGGTTTGTAGAACTGAAAAAGGACGGCGGCAAGCTATCCGCGTTGCAAAAGTTGTTTGCCGACGACATGCGTAAATTGAATCAGCGTTATGCGTGCCTTTGGAACCGCGAACAAGTGGACAGGTGGGCTTGTGAAATTACGACCGTATCAAGATGAAGCCGCAGACTTTTTATTTGCGCGCGACCGCGCAATGATTCTTGCGCCCGTCGGCGCAGGAAAGACCGCGATCACATTAACTGCAATGACTGAACTGCTTGCGCGTGGTCTTGTTGATCGTTGGCTAGTGCTTGCACCCAAGCGCGTTTGCACTGATGTCTGGCCTGTTGAAGGCAAGAAATGGTGCCCAGAGTTTGAAATCGCCGTTGCCGTCGGAACGCCAGCGCAACGCAAAGCCGCCTTTGATTCAGACGCAGACATCGTGGTCACAAACTATGACAATATTACTTCACTCGATCTTAGTAATTTTACTGGCTTTGCTGGCGTTGTATTCGACGAACTTACGAAGTTAAAAAACCCAAGCGGCAAGAGGTTTAAACACCTATGGGGCTTGATTGATAAGTTTAACGTGCGTTGGGGTTTGACAGGATCGTTCACGTCGAATGGCCTAGAAGACGTGTTCGGCCAATGCAAGATCATAGATCAAAAATTATTAGGCCGCAGCAAAGGCGCGTTTCTTCAACAATACTTTCACCTTGTAAACCGCGAGTTTAACCAGTGGGCACCAAACAGTAACGCGCTTGAATATGTGATGGCCGCGATCAAGCCTGTGACTTATGTGCTTGAGCCTGGGGAATACAAAGACAAGTTGCCACCGCTCAACGTTGTGAAAATGCGCTGTAGCATGGACGATTATGACGTTTATCTTGCCATGAAAAAGAAATTTGTTTTGGAGTTACGCGAACAAGTGATCTCCGCGCCGACAGCGGCGGTAATGACTCAGAAACTGCAACAGCTCGCGGGCGGCTTCGTTTACGGCCCAGAAGGCCCGACGCGGATTTCAGACCACAAGTTCGACATGCTAGAAGATATTCTTGACGAAAACCAACACGACAACACAATCATTGTCTACAATTACCAAGAAGAACTTGCCGAACTCAAACGACGTTATCCACAACTCTCTACAATGGACGACAAAAACGTCGTTGACAAGTGGAACAAAGGTGAACTCGAACTATTAGCCCTGCATCCAAAGAGCGCAGGTCATGGGCTGAACCTGCAACACGGCGGCAATAAAATGATCTGGCTGTCATTGCCGTGGTCGCTAGAACTTTATGAACAGACAATCGGGCGCATACATCGCGGCGGACAGACAAAAGATGTTTGGTGTTACCTCATCATGTGTAATGATACTATTGACAGTGGGATTTTAGAGGCGCTGCATAACAAGCGCAAAATAGCGGAGTTAGCCTTAGATGAATTGGCGTGAACTAAACGAAGTTATCAACGGCTTTACAGAACAAGAGGTATGGAACCTTTTGGCGGAAGAGCGCCGAAACGCTCGCAGGTCAACGGTGCTCATCAGACTACATCAGCGATTTACAACGCTGCGTATGATGCGCGAACGGGCCGAATTGATAGGGGAAATAGATGAATCCGCACGATCTACTACAACAAGCCAGCGAAATCATAAGCGAGCGCGGTGAGAACTACGGTGGAATTGAGGATAATTTTCAGCTTGTTGCTGATCTGGCAAGCCTGCGTCTGGGCCGCGATATTCATCCCTTTGAGGTAGCGACCATCATGGTCTGCGTTAAGAACGCGCGCGCCTTCAGCGATCCGACGCACATCGACAGCCGTCTTGACGCGATGAACTATGAAGCGTTCGCGGCGATGTTCGCTAATGATTACGTGAGCCAGAAGGCCGCGACTGGCGCTAACATTGGCTATAAGAAGCGCGCTAATCTAACGCCCGCTAAGAAAGAAGAGTTAAAGCCTGCACGCCGCGCGGAGCTTGCCGTAATCGACGATAAATTGAGCCGTTTCGGATCCACGGAGCCGCCTAAGTTCAGCGGCAACGGCGCGCTGTTGAGCGACTGAGTATTGTGCGAGTGGCGGACACGATCCGCCGCTCGTTGACTGGCAACTAGAAAGTGCCGTTGTCAAGATCAGCGATAGTATCGTCAACGGTTTTAGGGGCCATGACAACATTGGTCTGTTGTGCTTTCAGTTTAGCTTGCAGATCCATACGACGTGTGACTTCCTCACGTCGCCCGCGATCATAAGCGTCAGCCATCAGCATCTTAGTCGCTGCGTAAAGAACGACTAAAAGTATGCCGATTAAAATAGCAGTCGTCATGCGCCCGTGACGTTAAAATCTTTAGCGCCGATCAGACCAATAGCAATCAACGCCGCTTGCAAAGAAGGCCAGTCAAGCGTTTTAGTTTGCCAAGCGTTGAAGAGGACACCAACGAGAGTGAGAATGCCCGGGATGGTGGTTTTCCAATTCTTAATCATTCGAGTGCTCCTCTAAAATAAATGCCAAGCATAAATGCTAGTTTTGCAACATATGACGCCGTAAGAGCGACAATGATTCTATTTAACAAGCGCTATGATCTGCGCTTTAACGTCTGCGATACGCGCAGACCAACCCTTGCCAAACGTAGACCAAATCGACAAAGATTGCATAAACGCCAGCCGTTTGTTCGTGACGGACATAGCAACGTAAGTCTTGGTGGCTTGAATAGTAGCGGGGCCGATCTGACCGTCTTGCGTAACGCCGACAACGGCTTGTAAGGTCTTAGCTGCGCGGCTGACTCCGCTATTCACAGCAAAATCGAACACAGCAAAATCAACACCGTCGGGCAGATTATCTCCAGAAATACGATCCCAGTATAGGTTCTTGTAAATCGCCGCAACTTCCGAATCAGCAATAGCGCGCACGCTCTGCGTTGGGAGATTCTGTGATTTGCGCCAACTGTCATAGACCGCTTGCGTAACGCCCTTATTCGTCGGGCCGCCTGGATCTTTTGGGTGGTCAACGTAGCCGCCCTCATATTTGAGAACCTGCTTTAGTGCTTGTGGATAGTTCTCTTTCATCGCCGGTCTGCTTTCTGGCTTACAAGATCTCGAATGGTGTCAAGTTTTGCAAACACTTGATTGAGCACGGTATTAAATTCTTCGCGTGTGATGTAACGACCAGCAACAAGCACCTCGATCTCACCAACCTTTTCGGCCAGTTCTTTATCGGCAACTTGCAAATCTTTGACAGCGCCCCAGACGGTATTCAATACCCATCCGCCCAGGACGCCGATCACGCCTACGGCAACATCAAAAAATACTTGGATTTCGTTGTTCATTGCGGGGCCATCGCGTTTACGCCTTGCGCCATTGCAGGCAAGCCAAAGTTAGCAGGTGCTAATGGTGCAGCAAGTGCGCCGCCGCGCGTTGACGCAGCTAAGTTTCGCATAGCTGCATTAGCCAGAGAATTGCGAGTTACTCGCGCCACAAGTCCTGTGCCTGCAAGACCGGCCATCGCCGCTGGAACAAGAGGATTGCCAAGCATTGCGCCAGTTACACCGATACCGCTTTGAAAACCACCCTTAATAAGACCAGGGACGCTAAAGGATGGGGCAAACCTGCTAAGACCGCTGACAAAACCAGGCGCAAATTCACCTGCCGCAATCGACGAAATAGCTTGCCGTTGTTCTGGCGTAAAGCGATTTAAACGTGCAGGACTGCTTGCAATGCGACTCATTTGAGTTTGAATAACAGAGCCAAAGTCAGCTTTAGGTTTAGCTGCGCGCGAAACGGCTTGTTCAATTTCCGCGCTTTGGCTCATCATTTTATATTTACTGATAGCGTCTTGGAAAGTTTGCGTGATCTGCGTTGGGTCAAGAACGGCTTTGCTAAATACAGTTGTCGTATTCGGGTCAGTTATGAAATCATCCAGCGCGTCGGTCATTATGCCGCCCATAGCGCGCTGTGTGCGCTGCGACGGATCGAAACCGCTGCGGAGTTCATTACCAATTCTCTTGCGAAGATCATGCAAATCTTTAATAGATGTCTTACCGGCGTCAGCTTTTTTCGTGATTCCGTTAAGAATAGACATGACCTTGGGGCTGCTTGCCGGATCATAGTCAGCTTCTAATTGCAATTCTAAACGATCTCTAAAATCCTTAACGGCTGAAGGCTCATACTCAAGTCCAGATCTTTTAACCGCGTTGAACGCTGCGTCGGCCTCTCGCCCAAGTTGTTGCGTAGATGGCAAACCAAAATTTTGAAGCGTGGCCGAAGCGGTGCGCCCAACTTTATTAAGCATAGCCGCCGATTTACCGGCAGCAACGCCACCAAGAATAGCCGCGCCAAATTGCGTGTAAGGATCCGCGCCCGCTTGTTGCGCGGCTTCAGCCGCGACAGGCGCTGCAATGCCCGCTGCCGTTTGCGCGACTGGTTGCGCGGCTAATACGTTAAGCGCTGCCGGAGCTGCGCGCCCTGCCGTTGACATCGCGTTAATGGCTGATCGTGCAGCGCCTGCGCCGGTCGCCGCGCCAAGACCACCTTCAACGCCAGCGGCTAACATGCGCTCTTGCGGCGTCTGTGGCTGAAACTCTTGCGGAAGCGCGCCGCGAATATACTCAAACGGTGTTTTGACAGGCTTATAGCCAGTCGCGCTTCGCGCAACATTATAAAGATTGCCGACAAGTTCAGCGCCGCCAAGTAACGCCGCGCCGCCTAATGCCGCCGGAATCGCTGCGCCGCCGCCTAATGCCGCTGCGCCCATGCCGCCTAACGCCCCCACAACTGTCGGCGCTGCCGCGCCCATAG